GACCATGGGCGTGAGTGTATTGACGACATTGTTGAACAGTTGATTAACATGTCTAACTCGTTTAAACAAATGGGAGAGAACGCACTACAAGTTCTTGATGAATCAGAAAAGGATAACTATGGCGAACAGTAATAAAGAAACACTATCCATTGGTTGGTGCGATAACGGTATGGTAGATGGGAAGTTCGCCGAAGGTATTATGTACACTGCGGTGACTGCACCTGCTCACAAGATGGCAGTTAACAATGCTATTCGTGTTCAAGGTAATCAGATTGGCAGACAACGCCAAGCCCTGCTTGACCTATGGTATGACCAAGTAAAGACAGACTGGTTGTTATGGGTTGACTCTGACATTGTGCTTACCACCGATGTGCTTGCCATGCTATGGAAAGTAGCAGACAAGAACACTAAGCCAGTTGTATGTGGTACTTACTTTATCTCCAAGCAAATGGAATCTTCGTTGATGCAACCTATGCCTGCTTTGTTTAATGAGGTAAGCGAATATGAAATCAGATACCTCCATCCTTTACCTAAGGATGAAGTAGTAAAGGTTGACTGTGCTGGCTTGGGTCTTACCCTGATGCATCGCAGTGTTGTTCCTAAATTGCGTGCCGTTGAACCTGACTACTCGCTCTTTGCTGAGAAGGAAGGGTTAGGAAATAAGTTTGTTGGTGAGGACATTGTGTTCTTCCGTAACTTAAAGAAGGCTGGTGTTGATGTGTATGCACACACAGGTGCCATGGTTAAACACATGAAACGCTTTGCTTATGATGAGAATTACTATGCATTGTATTGGCAGGCTGCTGCAGCAGCAGAGAGGCAGACAAATGGCAACGCAACAAGCGAGCAATAAACGCAGGGGTGCAGCCTTTGAGATTGACCTTGCTGATTGGTTAATGCAACAGGGTTTAAACGCTCAACGCCTACCTCGTGCTGGTCGCAACGACATTGGTGATGTATTTCTACCAGCAAGCAATGACATTTATGTTATTGAAGCCAAGGCACCACGCAGAGATGGCAAGGTAGACCTATCGGGTTGGTTGCGTGAGGCGTATGTTGAGGCAGAGAACTACCGCAAGGCTAAGAACTTGAAGATTACACCAACACCATTGGTAATTATCAAGGCATCTAACAAAGGAATTGAAGATGCTTATGTTGTTCAAAGATTGGGAGATGTCATTGCAAAACTCTAAGCATGACATTGTTAGAGTCCTTGAACATTATGGCTTTGAGATTCCGCATGGCAGGCGTGGGTGGTTCACCCTGCGCTGCGCCTTCCATGGTGATAGAGTTAAGTCAGCGCGTTTAAACATAGACAACGGTGGGTTCCGTTGCTTTGGTTGCGAAATGGCTGGTGATGTGTATTCCCTGATAATGAAACGAGAAGGAGTTGGGTTTAATGAGGCTAAGCAAATCGCAGAGAGAATTACTGGCGAGAGCAACGGAGAACTACGAACAAAACCTAGCGGAGATACTTCCGTATCTGATGAGCAGAGGTATCACAGAACAGACCGCTCGTACATTTCGCCTCGGCTTCGTAAAAGAGCCTGAGATTGGACACGAACCTTACCTCGGTAAGTTAGCAATCCCTTACCTCACTCCATCAGGGGTGATAGACATACGCTTTCGCAGTTTAAACAGTGATGGTGGTCCAAAATATCTAAGCAGACCAGGCGCTACCACACACATATTTAATATCAACGCACTCAATCAAGACTCTGATTGCCTTGCTATATGTGAAGGTGAATTAGATACGGTAGTTGCTACACAAGCAGGGTTCAATGCGGTTGGTTTGCCTGGTGCTAACAACTGGAAATCTTTTTATACCCGTGTGCTTGCAGACTGGGCAAAGGTAATTCTTTTATGTGATGGTGATAATGCTGGTCGTGAAATGGCTAAGCATTTAAGTAGAGAACTAGACAATGTATTCCCTGTGTTCATGCCTGAGGGTCAGGATGTTAACGATGTCTACCTAGCGGAAGGCGCAGACGGATTGCGTAAACGAGCAGGTGTTTAAACATGGTGAAGAACTCATCGTTTGATTTAGATTTTGGGTACGGTAGAAAAGGTGAGAAGTTAGTTGAGGAACTACTTACCGAAGGCAAAACGATAGAGGTCAAGCGTGACCGTAAATGGTGGGTGACCAACAACTTATACATTGAAGTTGAGTGTTGGTTTATGAAGTCTAAATCATGGGAGCCATCGGGCATCATGGTTACAGAGGCTGCATACTGGGCGTTTGTATTAGAGAAGGGTGTACTTATGGTACCGACATCTCATGTCTTGTATGCAATCAAAGAGTTTGGTCGTGAGATTACTTGCGAGATACCACCGAACAAAAGCAAAGGTTATTTAATAACCGTAGATGATTTACTTATGGCTATGAGAAAGTTAAAAAATGAGCCAACCGAATAGCGAACAACAACTACTATGGGAAACCGTATACAAGGTTGCCCGACTATCAGCATCACGATGCGTGCGTATACACCGCAACCTCGTGAGTTCTGATGATGTGTTCCAACACCTAAGTCTTTGGGCGGTAGAACACTGGCACAAGATTGAGGAGTGGGAGGGGCAAGACTCATTAGTGTTTAAACTTAAGCGCACATTTAATAATGAGTCACAGAAGTTTGCCGCTAAGGAGCGTGCATACAAGAGTAAGTCTGTACCTTCCGATGCTTTCTATTACACGCATGAGATACTTCAAGAGTTACTTAAAGATGTTTGGAGTTATGAAAGATGGGTGCAATCAGCCACACCTAAGGATGATTTTATTCAGAAATCAAGCAAGCCAAGTGAGGGTATGAATCGTGAGGCTATGCTTTCAGATGTATCAGGTGCGCTTGACCGTTTAAACGAGCAAGACAACTTGCTTCTTCAACGCAGGTTTGATGGTGGTGGCATGGACTTTGATGCGCTCGCCATTGAATACTCCGCAACAGAGGAGGCATTGCGTAAGCGTGTTAGTCGTGCGCTTACCAAGTTACAAGACAGACTAGGTGGAGAGCAACCGCAATGGAACAACCGCAGATACAGGAAACCCGACAATGATAATACCTAAATACCAACGGATGAAACCGTGGAACTGGATAGGACTACCGTTGTACTTCATAGGTATATGTTTAAACGACATCGGATACTACATCTACCTGGTTGGAGATAAGATAATGTGGTTTAAACGCAAGCAGATTGGATACATAAAGAAATGATTATTGGTTTAAGTGGGTACGCACAGTCAGGTAAAGATACAGTTGCAGAACTGTTGTGTTTAAACTATGGGTTCAAGCGCATATCATTTGCATTACCTATGCGTGATGCAATCTATACATTGAATCCATTGGTTGAAGGTAACAACCGCATCGCTGATTTAGTTGATGAGTATGGATGGGATGTAGCCAAGGCTAACCCTGAGGTACGCAGACTGCTTCAAGTGTTTGGTACTGAGGTTGGTCGTGAGATATTTGGTGAAACATTTTGGATTGACCAAGCGTTTAAACGAGCAGCAGAATACGAACGAGTAGTGTTCTCTGATGTGCGCTTTCCTAATGAAGCAAGTGCTATTGTAAATAAAGGTGGTGATGTGTGGCGTATTAACAGACACAATCATGCACCAGTTAATGGACACAAGAGCGAACATGCAATGGATAATTTTATGTTTAAACATGTTATCTACAATGATGGAACACTGGATGATTTGTCTGATGAAGTGTTCATGCTTGCTAAAGAATTAAGTTTGTAAAATACAGAAGCCCCGCAAAGGACTGGAACCCTGCGGGGCTTTTGTATGCTCACCTACTCTACGCTTCCCCTTCATAGGGCAGATGAGCAGTGCAACTGTATCACATCAGGTTGGTGCCTCGTGGGTCGGTGGTCTGTATGTTCATGGTACGGCGTGCCACTGACCTACGGTATGGCGTGGTGCCACCCCATATTCCACTGCGTTCATGGGCTAAGCCCCACTCTAAACACATGAGCATGACTGGACACTCAATGCACATGCGCCCCATAATCCGCTCCTCCTCAAGAGTAAAGATGTCTTTCTCAGGGTAAAAAATCTCTGTGTCTAAACCTTTACAACCAGCCTGCTCGGTTAGTTGTGGATTCCATTGCAGTTTAAACGCAGTTAATCTCCTGCCTCTGTTAGTAACTTCCTTTTCCTCAAGTACCTTGTGATACTCAATCTTAATTTGTTTTTGTTGGACTCGCATAACCTGCCCCAATCATGTAATCCAATAGGGTATGGAGCAAGACTTCACACGGTACTGGGCGTAGCGTGGGAGGTTTGTTATCCTCTATTGAATAGGTCATGTGTTGGTCAATCAGGTGATAGGTGAGTTCTTGTACCAGTGCTTGATTCATTTTAATACCAGCCCTTTGCTAAGTGGTGAGCGTATGCTCTGCATATCCCACCAGTCTTTCCGAATTTTCTGTCTATGTATAAGAGTCCAGCATCAACCTGTTTAAACCCATCCTTGGTTGGCTTAACTTTTATATTGACCCATGTTTGTGGCATGAGTTGTGCGATGCCCATTGCCTTGCTTGATTTGTTTAATGCAGCAGGTCGCCAGTTAGATTCCTTCGTCCACAATTCATAGAGGCAGGGATACTGTTCAAGTTTGTCTTGTTCAGTTAACTTTTGAATTGCGTAGCGTTGGTATTGGTTAATGTAATAAGCAACAACCTCACCCTTGGGTGGGTGTGCAGTTATCTGTACTCGTGGGTTGAATACTAGAAAGATTCCAAGCACAACAACTGTTGCTATCCATATCCGCGCATGCGGGTGTATGTGTTTAAACAAGTTCATCGGCAATCACCTTGTGTTCAGGTAAGACTTTCTTAATAAAGTTAAGTAAGCCATCGTCAATGTTGGTGTCGTATCCTTCACCATCATCAACGCCTACCACAATCATGTTGCCAACGAGCATTGGATTATTACCCAGCATGAAAGAGAGTGAGCCACCGAATCCATTGAGCGGTAACCCAAGCATCAAGCCCTCCTCATTTACATAAGCAGTGGCGAAGTCATTGCCGAAAGCATCAAAGAGTTTAACTATTTCAATCAGCCCACCCACTGCATCTTGATAGTCCGAGAGTTGTTTAAACACTCGCTCCTCGTATGTCCCATCGGTAAATAACACAACGCCTTTAACCTCAGGATGTTTGTCTTTACTCATAGCACCAGCCCTTTCATCATGTTGTTTAAGTCAGCGTAAGCAAGGTCGCTTGCGTTGTACTTGCAACCGTCAATGGTTGCCTTGTTCTCAAGCCCTGTAACTTTAATCCAATCACGATAAGGCATAGCACCTTTGTAATCCTTCATAAATAAAGTTGCTGATAAGTACAGGGCATAGTCGTTGTTAATCCACATGGCTATGTTCCAAGTGTTGCGGTTTTTCCAACCGTTATATTCTTTTGGCTTGCTCATTAGTTGACCGCCTTTTTGTCTGATTTAATTACTGACCAAGGCAGTGGCGCAAGGCTATCTAATTGTTTCTTTAGTTCTTTGTTGCGCTTGCGTAGCCATGCGTTCTCACTGTTGAGTGAGATGTTTTGTTTGATTGCTAATCCCATGACGGTTAGCGCACCCAATAGGGCGATGATTGTGGCGATGATGTCGCCTGTTC